CCGTCTTTGATGTAGTCGTTTATAAAACCCCTGGCTGCCGAAAAACTATTGCCAGTGCCTTCAACAACGCTTTGTAAACCTATCATGGAAGACGCAAGTTCACTAGCAGCGGACACCGCGGTTTTGCCGAAATTGACAACTGCACCAATACCAAAAGCGATACCTATGGCGGCGCCTAGACCTTTAACTTTGCTGATCATCGCATTTATGCCAGAATTAAATCCCTGACCGTCTATGCGCGAATCAATTTTTATACGGCCGTCATACCCTGCAGCCATTATGTTACCTTCCGTTCTTCGACGTATTTAGCGTAAATACCTTGACTAACTAATAATTCTTTGAACCACTCAAGAGTATCAGGGGTCATATATTTGATATTTTCCGCAACATCAGGTTGCTTTAGCAACTCATCCATAATCTCAGAATCGTACATGCTGACCTCGCAATTGGTTCATAAATACACTTCGTTTTTCAAGGTCCTCTAATGATTTGACTTCGAGCTCAGGCACTTCAAATAATTCACCCATGTCTCTGGCTGCGGCTTTTTCTTCTTTAGATGCCTTACCAGACTTCACACGAGAGCGTAGATTTACCACGCTACTGAATGCAGTTTCAGCGCCCAAGTCCATAAAAAGAGCAAGAAATTTCCACCAATGCATTTTCTCTGTGGTTAGATCAACTCCATGAGTTTGCTTAAAAGCAGAATAAATCATATTTGAATCTTTACTCCAAGAATAGACTCGCGGCTTCAAAGGTCCTTTTTTAGGTAATTCGCCTCCGTCTATAAATTTAAACGCCTGTTCAAAGGCTAATTCAATATTTTCAGGAATAACAGGGTATAAATTTAGTAATAGAATTGTCTGCTTCTCATGGTCCGTTAAATTTATATCTTCGTATGCAAAAATAACATTTAAACTTGCACGAAAATCAGTATTCAATAAATATTCTTTTCCGTCTATTTCAACGGAATCTGGAAGTTCGTCGATAAGTAAATTCACATCACCTTATGGCGTTTCTTTTCTTTTGGCAAATATTTTGTAACGAGCGTTTCGCGGCCGGCTTGAATATATGGAGTAATTCCTTCCAAGAATTGAGCAATTGCAAATTCGCTCATCAGGTCTCCAAATACTTTTTGACTGGTGCCAGAGCCAAAAAGAATATCGATTTTTTCGCGAACAAATAAACAAACGCTATCTCGAAGCGCGCTAATTTCTTCTATTGTAGATGTGTCATCCACAATCTCGTGCGCCTCAAGTTCCGCAATTTTTGCGCTCATTTCTTCCATGCGATATTTTACATCTATTCGCAGTTTTTCATACCGCCTGCCCCAGTTCACCTCAGTTGGATTGAACTCAATGAACTCAGGACCATCATTGATCTGAATCTTTTTTGCGCCTGTATCAATTCGTAAGACGTCCATATTATCCTTTTAAAATTTCCCGGCCTTTCGACCGGGAATATTTTACTCAGAGGTCGCGGTAAAAGTTGAAGTTGTTGGGTTAAACGTGCCCTGCACTGGATCGCCGCGATAATTCAAAGTTAAAGCCATTGAATTTTTAACTCCGCCGTCGCCACCAAAGGTGTCAAATTGAACCGAGACATCCTGTTCTTCGGCAGGGTACTCACTGCCAACCGGGGTCTCATAAAGCCACACGTTGACAATCTTCGTATAGGCGGCAGAGCCGACTGGGCGAGTTTTCCGCAGGCCGTCAAGATAGTCCAAGGCCTCATCAGTTTCAATGTGCTTGGCATCGATCGGCATGGTTGGGCGATAACTATCAATCTCAGTGGTTCCAGAATCCTGATTGATATACGTTTCATCGGTCGTCTGAGGATTGTAGTTGATCGCAGCAGACAGGATTCCTTCACCCAAGAGGACATAATCCTTTGAAACTCCGGTTCCTACGTTGATAAACGTTGCAAATTCTGATCGTTTAGACATTATTTACTCCTATTCTGATTCTTCGACTATTTTCGCCTGTCGATATTCAAGGCGACAATCTATTTGGTATACTCCTGTTTCACTAACACCCTGCTCATAGAGATACCCGCTTGTCCCGGCCTCAATTACTCGAGCAGTTTGACCTGCATCAAGAGTTGGAAGATTCCCAGATTCAGTCTGCTCATCGAGCCACTTCGCAAAGGCTTCGTAAAATCCGGCATTCGTGAGTCTTGCCAAGTCATCAGCAGTACTTTCAGCGGATTGAAAAGCAAATGGATATTCCATTATCTTGACGCCGTTTACATATTCTTCCAGGATCTTTTCACCAGGCAATGGAACGATTGAATACTCAGTAGGCTCAGAGCCGAGAAAGTTTACCCAAACCGGGCGACCCGACTTCAACTCGGTGCAGGTTTTTATGTAGGTTTGAAGTGCAGCAATTATGGTCATCCACCACCTGCGATTCTTTTGGCTCCAGCGATTATCGTCTTACCACTTACGAATTTCATTCTTGCAAACCAGTAGGGTCCCCGGAGTGGGCCAGTTTGCGTGCCTGGTTTTCTTGCAGAGTAGTATTGATGGCGGGCGTAGGGAGCAATCCATTGTACTAAACCTGAGCCTATTTCAGTTCCTAAGATACCCGTCTTTATAAGAGTGCCGGTCAGCAGGGGGGTATACTTCTCCGATAGCCGAAGTACCTCAGAGTCAACAAACTGCTGAGCCTTAGAATATTGCTTTTGCCACTTTGGTTGGAAATTGGTATTCCACTCAAGCGCAGCTCGGCCATTCTTAGTCTGAATTACTCGGCCTCTTGGAGTCTGAATTACAGGTCCACTCATGTCATCCACCTGATAGTTTCACATGCTGCATGGGTAAACTTCCGAAGTCTAAAACATCAACACTTTTCAGTGTAATGTTATTCGGGTATTTCACCTTCAAAGCCGAGATGGTAAAGTTAGCAGAAATTGTGTCAGTTACAAGTCCCTTAACAGCAACGTCTCCAACTTTTGCAGATGGGTTCTTTGAAATTGGAATGTGTATGACCACGCTGTCGGCCGCGAGCAGGCCGGAGCGCAAAACATTTACGGCCTTCCGCTGCTCCCACAGAACACCCTCAATTTGAGTGCGCGACCAAGACTCTATGCCGTTAGCAAGTGTTTTTTTGTAGATCGTCATGTCATGTGGAGTGTACATTAGAAGCCCCGGTACATCAAGTTAGTAGATGTGAGATACAAACTGGCAGCGTCAACATACTTTTGCTCGACACTTCGCATATTTAAATTATTATCCGCATAAGTTACCGAATGGCTTCCTACACTTTCAGATTTAATGCCGCCCATATCTCCACTATCGTTTATGATTTTTATCTGCTCCGCCACCGCACACATAGCTTTTTTGATTAGCAAGATAGTGGCGTCATCCTCATCAAGATCAATTATTTCTTGCACTTGGTTGAATGTTATCTGATCTATGATGGCCGACGCGCGCAGCGCCAGCTGAGGAAAAGCAGTCGGAGTGATTGCAGTTCCTAAATACTCGTCACCAGCATAAAAAATGTAATCGCAGTAAGCGGCCATAAGATTGAAGGGGCGAGTGTTATCCCGCCCCTATTTCCTTATTTTATTCTGAAACTTCTTCGCTGATTATAATACCACGAAGAACGGCAGCAGCCTTGGTTGCTTTAACTGCCATGGCAGCGATCATCTCAACTTCACCCTTTTTCACAGCTCCTGGAGTTGTGAGATCAGGTAGGTAGGTTTCGATGATACTTGAACCTTCAGGTGAAACGGCGTGAACACCGTCGAGACCAATGCGAACTGCATAAATGTCGGTTGCACCTGCAACTGTCGGGATGATCGGTGAAGAAGTGCCAGGTTTGTCACCCAAGCTCATGACAATGGAAGGACCCCAGACACTGACTTCATCACCATACCCCTCTTTGCTAAGCAGGTTGATGCCAGCACGATCCATGACTGACTGATACACAGAATACATATCAGAGTTCATGAGGTACAAGGTAGGAGCGCCGTCCATAAGGGCGCGGGTGCGACGCAGGGCGTCAAGGAAAGGTTTCCAGTTGGAATCAATGTTTGTAGAGGTTGAGAGGTCAATGTCAACAGTAGGAATGTGCTCGGTTGAAGATCCGGTGAGCACGGCATCAAGACCGTCAAACTGCAAAGCGCTGACATCCGCATCACCATTGACAAACCAGTCCGCAAACAACGCACGAGTGGCCTTGATCTTCTGTTCAAGTTGGAACTGAACGTGCTGAACCACCTGCACTTCGTGCTTGATGATTGCGCGATCGAGTTCGAATGAGCCGCCGAAAATCTTCAGATCTACATTGAAGCGATCAGTGACAGTTTCCTGGGGTTCAAACTCACTATTGATTGCGCGACCTGCAGCAGTGGCCTGAGTGATAATCCGGTTGTAAGAGTAGGTCATTGACTGACCGCCCTGAGGTTTGACAGTGTTGTCAAAAATCATCGCTTCCAAAAG